CTGCATGCTGAGCTCACGAAGGCGCTCAACCGGGATACGGTCGAGACGCTGGCCATCGATCTCGTAACTTTGCTGATCTTTCGGGATGCGCTTTTCGAGCGCCGTCTCGATCAGCGCGACCATGCGCGCGGCGTGAGTCCTCACGTCAACGGGTGTCGCCGTTTCCCAGTTGGGCTCGATCTGAATCGTCCCGGTAGCTACCGTTACGCGCTCATCGCCCTTAATGGCCATAGCCACCCAGCGATAAAGCCCAGGCGCCCACGCGGCTGTTTGAGACGCCGGCAGGCTCACCCCGTAAGCAGCACCACCAGAAGCCTCGAAGGTGTAGCGCTCCGGACCATTCAGCACGTAATGCAGCGTCCAGCCCTGGGCCGACGGATAGGCAGGCACAGCACGCGACCAGGCGACGGAATCGCCCGCGTGTAGGTTGATTGGTTCCATAGATTCATTCCGATAGGCCGGCAGGCGATCGCCTTACCGGCTGGCTTTCTTGACGCGGAAACGCTTTTTAGCGGGTGGCGGGGCCTTATCTGGCGCCGGCGGTGCCTTTGCGCGCGCCTCTACCGGCTGGGGCGCATCGACGGGCCGCACCTGCTCAGAATCAACCGGGATGGCATCGTCTGGCGTTCCTCGCAAGGCTTGCTTTAGCTGCGCCAGGGTCAGCGCGCCAACCTTCGTGCGCTGCAACTTGTCGCGCAATGCCATGACGTACTGCATAGCCTCACAGTCGAGGTAGTGGTTTTCGCCGACCTGGGCGAAACGCCCCTCGGCCTCCCGCCACTCCTCGCCTACCAGTTGTTTGCAATAGTCGTCGGTCACTTGCTGGTGAACGATCCACCAACCAGGCCGGGTATCTGGCCGACCAAAGCGGCTATGCACCCAGCGCTTGGCCAGCGGCGAGTCGAAGGCCCAGCGGGCATCCCCACGCTTGCGAACCTTGCCCTGTTTACTGACCTCGACGAGCTCCTTTTTAAACGGCTTGTCCAAGCGGTCACGACCACGCAACGCGATCGCCTTACCCTTGTGCTCGTTGATAAAGGTGTAAACCTTGTCGTCCCGATAGCCGATGTCTATGCCGGTCTGATCGATGGTGTGCCCGTCGTATTCCGAGTCGATTAACTCGCCGAGGCTATCCCACACCTCATCCTGATCCGTATCACCCCACAGCTCGCCATGCTCAACCAATGCCGAGGCAAGGCCGGTGTAAAAGGCGCGGATGACATAGACCAGGCGGTTTTTCTGCACGTCGACCGTGCAATAAATCTTGCGAGGCGCGAGCAGGATCTCGCCCTCTGCGTAGCCGTAGCGCATGCCCTTGATCTCCTCCCAGCTCGGCGCGTCGCCCGCCTCGGCGTAGCACTCGCCAAAACCGGTGTTTAGTACGCCCTGCAACGTGGCCGGATCGCCCGAGATTTGGGCGCCGAGTAGCTTTTTGGCGAGGAAGCCATACGACTTTTTAGCCGCAAAGCTGCACATGCCCGAGATCCAGATCGAGTAATGCGTAAAACCCGCAGTCTCGGCGATGCCGACAATCTGGCCCTTTTTACTGACCGACTCACCGGGGGCAACTGCAACGCCCCGGGCGTTCATCCAGGGTCGCCACTTGTCCTCGATCATGCAGCCCGTGTTAGGGCAGACAAGCCGGGCGTTCTGCTCGGCCTCGTCTGGTGTGCACTCCTCCGCAGAACCCTTTCCAGGCCACCACAGCAAGTCACTCCACGGAATGAAGTACTTCCCGCAGTCAGGGCACGGGACCGCCCATTCATGACGCGTTCCGGACTGCCACAACTGCCATACCTTCGAGCGGATCGCAGTCGACTTGCCCTTCTGCCAGTGCCACAAGCCGGTGCCCTCATGCGGGCGTTTGGTTACCTTTCCGGCGGTTGGCGTCGCGGTGTAGCCGACCTTCGAATCGACGTAGGCGTCGCCACGGGCCTCGATAATCTCGGTCGTGTCGCCTTCGCTGGTATTGACGATGCGGTCAACCTCATCAACGAGGATCAACCCGGCAGAGTCAGCAGCCAGCTCAGTCGGCGAACCCGCCCAGGCAAAGCGCAGCTTGGTGCCCGCGAGCCACTTCACGAACGTCGTCGACCGGCCAACATCGAGCTTTTTCAGCAACGAGGCCGCGCCGTTGATCATGTCCATGAACTTAGGAACGACCGTGCTTTTCAGCAGCGGCGCCGTAGGGGCCACGTACATGATCGGCGTCGGGTCCTCGTCGAGCCGGTGGCCACAGATGTTTTCCATCGTGACCGACTTGCCCATCTGCGTGCCCATCACAAAGGTGACGCGGCTAAAGCAGGGTTGCGCGAAGGCCCAGGCTACCGGGCGCATGTATGGATTCGTGTCGGGATTGAACGGGCCGGGGATCGGCGCCGAGGGAGGCATCACCCGATTATCACGCGCCCACTCGTCCGCCGTCCTCGGCGGCGGGGCTTTCACCATCGTCGCCGCCGTCGATACGGAGCTGGCCAACTTGAGCAATGAGCTCAAGTGACCTTTGTTCAAGTCGGTCGGAAGTAGCGGCTCGAATGCGCCGCATTTCTTCAAATAATCGAGCTCGGATTTTGGCAGGCTCATCGATCACCGCTAAGTCACTGGCCAACCGGCTCGACACCGAATCGAGCTGCGTGGCGAACACCGCCGCTATGGTGGTGTGGAAGAACACCACGGCATTGACCGGCACAAGGCGGCCCCGGGCGTAGTCGATTTCGATCTGCAGTTTTTCGCGGCGGGCGCGTTTGAGCATCCGATCCTCAGACGAGGCCGAACCGGCGCCGCCGTCTTCGTCATCGTCGTCGCCGATTTCCTTGCGCAGCGCCTGGGCGATCAGCCACTCAATCGCGGCCTGGCTATCGATCTGTAGCGCGACGCCCTTCCCTCCGCCGCCGGCCACAGGCAGGCCGTCGTCGATCAGGTTGGTGATCCAGCGCTCAGACTTTCCGATCAAATCGGCCAGCTCTTTTTTGCTGATGATCTTGCCCATGGGAGAAAGGACCAAAACGGAAAAACGCAAAAGCGCAAAGACGTTTTTAGTCCTTTGCGGTTTTGCGTTTTTGCGCTTATGCGTAATTGGGTTGAGGCCCCGCAGCGCCTGGCCTCACGGTCAAGTGGGTCGCAGCTGGCCGGGGGCCTCAAGTAAGGAAGTAAGGACCTGAAAAAAAACACCAGACTCGCGCGAGGGCCGCGAGTTTACGACCCGTGAGGGGGAGGGGGCGGGGGGAGGACCCAAAAAGCACCAAGACGCACCACTATGGTGCGCGATGCCCCGGGTCAGCCGTTGGCGCGCCCGTTGGTCATGGCCGCAGCGCCGCGCGCCGTGCCCAGGCCCAGCACCGCGCGCGAGGCCTCAAGAGCTCGAGCCGCAACAGATTGCCGCGACTCGTACAGCTCTTGACTGAGGCGGTACTCCTCCAGCTCCCACAACTTATCGCGGGCGGCACCCTTGGCCTTGCCGATGGCGACCTCGATAGCCAACGCCGGGTTGAACACCACACGACTCGGGCATGCCTTCTCGACAACGCACAGCACAAAGCCACCGGGCGCGATCGCGGCAGCTGTGACGCTGGTAGTGCCTGGCACGATATGAGTCGAGTAGGTAACCCGGGCGAGAAGTCTGTCGATCATTTCCGGCGTGACGCAAGGCGGCGGGCCGGATTCAAGAATCATCGCTTTCAAACGCTGCACTCCATTTACTTGGAAATAGTCACGCCGTGAGAATCACGCGCCCACTTTTGCAGCTTGCTCAGCTGCTCAGCGTTGGCCCGGCAGGCGGTGTAGTTGTCGGCGACGGTTTCGGCGACGGTAGAGAGCGCAATTCCCGAGCCGGCGTCATCAGTGACGCGGGGGCCTCCGGAAACGGGCACGTTTGCGGCACTTGCGTCGTGCACCCGGACAAAGCCATTAGGAACCACACAGGATGCGTCAGCAGCCTTGGAAACATAAATCGGCACCTCTTTCGTAATGGTCGCCCCGGTCTTGTAAACCGTGACAATGCGGTCGACGTACTCGGTAACAACGGTTTCTTTTACCGTGCCGAGGGCCTGGCCCTGCGCGAAGGCCTGGCGCACCTGCTTAACCTCGAGATCCTTGGCCGCTCGCGTCTCGTACCACGAACCGAACAGGGCGCCCGTGCAGAAGATCAGCGCCGCGCAGACAAGCCCGACCAACCAAATATTGAATACTTTCATTGGCCCACCAGAAAGAGAGAGCGCTGCACTTCGCGCCGCTTGGGGATGCCCTGGCAGTTGTTCGCCGGGATTCGACAGTCGAGGCCCGCGACAAACATCCAGCGTCGGAACTGCTCGGCAGCGGGAATCCACTGCCCAGCGATCGCCAGCCTGTACATCGTCGACTTAATAAAGGCCGTGGCCCCGACGTTGTAGACAAAATCGGCCATTGCGATCTTTTGCCAGATCGTCGCCCCTGGAACCGCGCGCATCACAAAATCGACCGCGCCGCCCATATCGCCCTGCAAGTAAGCGGCGCACTCGGTAGGGGTGGCCACGTCGCCACGGCGCACACCTTTCGTATGGCCGGTGCAGATCGTCCATACGCCGCCCGTGTCCGGGTAGGCCTCGTAGACCGTCCCTTCCATTTCCGGCGTGAGGATCATCAAGCCCGCGATGATTGCCGCACGCTCAACCGGAGCGGGCAGGCCCGTCTCGTTGACGGTGAATCCCGCAGCAGCCAGCGACAACGTGACCGCCGCAATGATCCGCTGAATGAGCGTCATTTACCGCCACCCGCTGCGCCTCGAGCGGCGCGCTTATCACGCAGCATTCGCCACACCGGCATGATCCACTTCCCCACAACGAAATGCAGGATCAGGATCACCGAGTAAGCGGCGGCGAGGATATAAGCCAGATCGAACGGGGTCAGACCGCCGATGGTGAACGCAGCAGCGAGTGGGGCCAGCTTGGCGGCCTCCGCTCCGGCGGAGACGTTCGCGACCGCTACTGTCGAAACGACATCTTTGCCCACCATTGAGGGCCTCCAGAAACGAAAAAGCCCCGCACAGGGGCGGGGCTCAAATTGAAGACTTAGAAACGAAAAAACCCGCTATTGGCGGGCTTCTTGGTACGGTCTTGTGTCAGAGTGGATAATTTAGCTTTTTATCCTTACTTTTGCAAGCTTTTAAGCAATCTTTTTTTGTCTGGCCATGATCCGCAAACTCGCCTTGTCGGCTTTTCAAAATCCCTATCAGCCATGAAGCCATAAAGAGCGCTCCACGCGTACGGGTTAACTCGGGCCACTCGATCTCCTCGCAGATAGCCCAGCAGCACCCAGCGCTCATCAAGGACTTCAAACAGATACCTTGCCCTGATCGGCCCGACTTTAAATCGACGCATCAAGGCGCCAATGCCAATGCACGGGCGAGCCGCAGCAAATCGCGTTACATCCTCGATCAGAGGATCGCTGGCCCACTCAGGAACGGAAAAATAAAGCTTTGCGCACGTGTCCATGCAGGCCCCTCATCATGATACGCAATTGCGTATAAACGTTTTTGCGTATTTGCGTATTTGCGTTTAACGGGTTGAGCGCATCCAGCCGGCGACAGCACCCTCGAGAGTCGAGAATCCCGGTTCCTGCTCATTACAGCCGCCACAATACCAACCCCACAGCGCCTCCCGCTGAAAGAACCGAGGCGGGGCGGTTTTCTTGCAGCCATGAAGCGGTAGCGTCTCGTCGTTTACAAGGCGCCAGGTCGACCGGGCGTAACCAACTGACAGGCTCGCAGCGCCTCGAGCGCGGCAACCCGAGCACGCTACCAACGTTCGGTCGGTAGCGGTGTCGTGGCGCTCTACAGGCTCCGAGCCGCAATGACGGCAAAGCGTAACAGGCGTGACCATTTCAGAGCCCCCGGTCGACTAAAACGAATTCGTACCCGTCCAAGCGTTTCAGCAGATCCGCCAGGGCCTCGCCATCGAGCAGCCAGAGC